ATAACGTCTTGTTCAAAAGATATTAACAACGCTTCGCCTGTCAAACTAAGGTCTCCCTTTACTGTAACTGGCACCCTATCATCGCCCAAACTGTCAATGTCTAATTGTGACACGTCCAGGATAAATGATTCACTGATATTCGGGAACTCGTACGTTAGCGAGTCGAATGGATCGACGTTGTAGCTTGGATAAGCTTTTACAGTGATATCGTTGTCACTTCCAAGCGCCTTAACTGTTAATGTTTTAAAGTTGTATGAAGTTGATTCGTCGTCTGGTTGAATATATGAAAGCTTCATTATTGCTGGAATCGATAGTTGATTAAGAGTTGTGTCCTCGTCATACCTGCTATTCTTGATCGAATAACTAAAGATAAATCCGGTGTCGTCTCCGATAAAAACTGCCTGGTTCCCGCTGTCGTCTTCGCTATCACATGCAGAAACAAGATTGTATTTAAAGTCAAAGATTCTAAAACCGCCAATTTTCTCACTGTAAACATAGGCCTTACGAATGCTCGTATCTTGCCCCTCCGATAGGAAGGTTAAGTACTGCGAGTTGATTGTATAATAAGCACTGAAAACATTGGCATAGTTATCGGCGTTGATCTCTTTTGTCCATCCGGTACGGGTGAAGATGTCATCAATGTCACCATCGCCTAAGGTAAAAGGAGTATTATCTGTTTTTCTAACCAGCGTACCTCTTTTTATTACTCTCCAGCCATGATCAGATAAGAAGTAGATTAAGCCGTTTCCGATCCTAATAGTGTCAGCAGAAACGCATCCAATATTCTCATCAAGAACCGCCTGGGCAGCAGTGCCACCTATTTCTGAGTAAATTGTTATTGAGTTTCTTTTAAAAACTACCAAATAAGGAGACAACGAAGCATCATCAAAGAACCCAGTAGCAAGTCCAGTTATAGGCCCTTGCCCAGCGGCCAAAAGAACTCCTGGAACGTCTGCGTTGTCATAAGCATCCGGCAAATACGCCTTTGAAAAGAAGACCTCGCTCGGATAAGCTGAGTTCCCCGCATAGGCAATCTTGTCACCAAATACGGTTAAGTATTTTCCTCCTCCTGACTCTGGAGGGAAGTTATCCACAGGGGGAGTAATCGTACTCGTTGACATCGCCGTTATGTTAGCAGATGTCGTTCCTAGGTTTATCTCTGTTGAATAAAGAAACGATCCATTTGCAGTCACGTTCTTTATGTAAATTCTAACCTTATCAATTGAAAGGTTTGTTGCCGATGCTGGGATTGATGTTATTGCAATCGTTTTATTAACCGCTGTCGCTGTTGCTGTCGCAGTTGTACTATAGTTAGATTCAAAACCAGTCGCAGTCGAATAAAAGGTAATTGCAACCTGATAAGTCGTTCCGTCAACCAAAGACCCGCCCGCTGCAATTGTAGCTGTTGCTGTTGAGGGAAGGGCTTGTCCCAGTGGACTAAAATTAGTTCCATCGTAAAAAAATAGGCCATCGCTGCCTAATGCAATGATGTGCCTATCTATAAATGTAACTGCTCGGTGTTTTACTCCTGCAGTTAATCCCGTCTTGAGGGATGTATGCGCCCCTGTGGGGCTTATTTTATATAAGACTGTCCCTACTTTTGCCAAACGGTATGCCGTCCCGGTGCCTTTTTTGAAAAAGGACTGGCTTGTAACAGAACCACCCAAAGAAGTGTCGTTATATCTCTTGAGTCCATATCTAGTTTCCTCGATTCCTTCATTACTTATAATGTTTCGACAATCAGATAACTTGTCTTGGTCAAGAATGCGGTAGCTGATTGGCTTATTTAGCTTGCGATAATCTTTAATCGCTCGTTTTCTAAGTGTCACTTAGCACACTCTCTTAACGGCCATTGCTTGCCCGCCAGATCTTCCAAATATGCCCTTGGCTTCGTCTCTTATTCGTACATAATTGTTTCTTTTAGACTCTTGCCCGTCTTGATCCTTGTCCTCATAGCCCTTCCAAACAACTCCGGCATCTAAAACCTCTTTTAACGAAGGGTGAAGTTGAATTGCCCGGTCTCCATCGGCAAAGATGCGAGATGGGATTCTATAAACCCAGTACGAAAGCGTATAAGTTGAGCTTGGTCGTGGGTAAATAAAGATTTTATCATCTGTCGTTCTTGCGTAATAGTAAGGTGTGCCTGTGCTTGTCAATCCTGGGTCATATTTTAGGATGTCATCCAAAGAATTCTCATTTAAGCAGTTCCCGCTCCCTTCAATGATCGGATCGCCTGACATGCATGACACCAGGGCGTATTCTGGAGGCTCTATTGGCGAGTTTGCGGCGCTTGAGATCGTAAGGGTTGTAGTTGTATTGTCTTCAATCGTAGTATGCAGGAAATAGCTTCCAGTGCCTTCCTTTAAATAGACTCTTCTATGGATAATGGTTGGCTTTACGGTTGCCGTCCCATCATAGAGATCAATGTCCGTTAAGCTTAGTGAAAGGTTGGGAGTTGCCGTTGTGACAGATGTCGATGCCGTTGATGGTTCACTCTCTAGTGATTCAACTTCTCTTCCCGATTCATCAAATAGGACAAATGTGACTTTAACTCTAAAAGCTGTATTATCTGTCAAAGAGCCGCCGTTTGCAGTTGCCACGGTTGCCTTTGTTGGTATTTGTGGGGCTATTGATATCTCTTGGTCGCCTGAAATAACTTGTTTCTTCATTTTAAATCTAAGAAACGGCCATTTATGTGAGCTAGCAATGTCCTTTTGGATGTCGTTTATCCACGAAAGAACTCTTGCTTTTGCAGCGTTGTCTCTGAATCCGTACTTGCGCACAAATTCATTTTGTAATGCCTCACCATTGTAGGTTGAACTCATTATTTTCTTCCTTTGCCGCACACACTGCGACCACTACCAATATAATAATCATCATTGTTGATTGCTGAACAGAGAAGTGCCCATAGGCGTTGCAGAATGCTGCGAATACGATGCTTGAAAAGACGCGATACTTGTCGTCTTTGATTGCGTACTTATATAGGAAATAGAGGAATGTAATCAATCCCACTAATCCAAAGGACGTCACGATAGACAAGAAGCCGCTATGCTCTTGAACGACAGTTGCGCCCTTGTATGTAATCTTTTGATCTGCATACCAACCGACTCCGTTGCCAATAAGCCATGCTTTCATGCTTAACTTGCTTATCAATTCCTTCCATATTACCAACCGCCCACTATCCATGCCATTCATGCCAGTAAAAGAGACTGTTAACATCGAAACAATCGATAAAAGATAAAGCCATTTCTTCTTAATAAGGTTTCCCTTGTAGTAATAAACAAATCCGGCAAGTCCGGTAAGGATTCCTAGTGATGAGCCAGTTGAGCATAGTGCCGCTATTGCTATTGGCAGTGCCCATCTCCAGTTCTTGCGGTTGAAAGCGATTAGAGAGATTCCTAGGTAACCCCCAGACAAGTTATTATGCCCAAATGTTCCGCTTGATATCCCAAAATCAACGGCAACCTCGCCGATTACTTGGATGTCTGAGTGGAAAAGCTTCATTACTGCATATTCTGGAGAGTAACCAAGTCCATTCAAGAAAATAACTAGTGCCTGAATCAGTGAACCGATACAAATAGCGTTCAGTATCCATGAAAAGTACTTAGACTCGAAGCACTCATAGAACCGAACAAAGAAGAAGATACCTGCGCACAAGTAGAATCCATGAAACATGACATTGATCGACTCAACCATGTGCTGATTGATCACTAGAAAAAGAAACGCGATTGCTATCGTAACCCACGCCTTTAAGGGCAACTCTCTTTTGGGAGAGGTAAACATTATACCTATTAAGCCACATACCATTACAAATAAGTTATCTTTCGATGTCCGATTCATATCGACAGAGGCGAGCCTATTATAGATAGGCAACAAGGCAATCAGTAAGCAGGTTAAACCGTGTGCAATCGCGCTTCTCATTTAATTATAGTCCTACAACCATGATTGTGCCGACGTCGTTAGACGTTACACTTGCAACAGTTATTTCAGATCCACTCTTTGTAACAAGACCTTGAGCTTCGCTAGTTCCATTGTTGAATGAAACATGGTCGATAGTTCCAAGGCCGGCACTAAAAGTTCCTGTAGTAACAGATGCGAAATCCAATTCCCAAACTTCCACTCTCATGTTTCCCATAAGAGACTTTCTTTTAAGTGTCGCTGAAAATGCCATAAATACTCCTTATAGCTTAATGTAAACTTGTACTGAACCAGATGCAGCAGCAGCATCGTAGAAAATCCCACCTGGAACTTCAGTAGCAACGTCAGCGGCGCGAGCAGCTAAGTAACCAGCGTTAACTGAAGACATGTAGAATCTTTTCCCAGCAACCGCTGAACCAGCACCAACATCAAAAAGAGCTGAGTCTAGTTTACCGTTAGTTTGACAAGCACAGATTGCTCCAACAGCACAAGCAGTTTCCATAATACAAAGTGGAGATAATCCAGCAGTTGCAGAAATGATAACTGAAGCACCATCGTCAGCAGTAAGATCAAGAGTAACTGCTGAACCAGCAGGAATGCTTACTGAGTGAGAGTTCTTTACGTTGATTGATTGTTTTTCAATTGAGTTTGCATCAACTGTGCCATCGAAGCTTAAAGCAGCTCCACGTCCGATTGTTCCGTTGAATGCGTGAACATTCATTGAAACGATAGCGAATAAACTTATTAATACCTTTTTCATTTGCTCTCCTAAAGTTAAAGGGGGATTGCTCCCCCGTTTATTATGTTGTTGGCGTGATATCTTTTAACCAACCTTGGTATCTCAAGACTGAACATGCAAAAACACCTTTGTAGAAAAGACGTTGTAACATTGCATCTTGAGTTTCTAGGTCTTCTTTTTGAACGCGTTTCATTTTGTACTCAGGGTGAGCATAAAGACGAACGTATTTTTCATTCAAGAAGATCATTGAAGCGTCTGGAGCTAGGTTGTCCACGATATGGTCGACTCCAGAATAAACTAGAGTGTTACCACCGTGTCCAAGATTATCAAGAGTAGATTCTCTTGTCGTTCTTTGGTGAGGTTTAAGAAGCTCTATGAAAGAGTTCATTACACCTTGTCTCATAATAACAAGAGTTGGTTTTTCTTCACCTTCAGAGCACCCACCCAAAGTAGCTTGGTGAAGAGCTGAAGTTACTGCTCTGTTTGTTCCAGAGTTAGAGTTTACATAAGCAACGTGAACAGAAACGTCCGTACTAGTTACGCCACCGTAGTTAACTGCAGATGACTTTAAGAATGCTTGAACACCAACAAATTGCTTAGTTGTTAGAGCACCTGTTGCCGCTGTACCATCAGAGAAAATCCCTTTAGTAAAACGTTGTCTCATTGCCATTTCCATCATCTTAAGTCTTTCAGAGACTAGGTTAAGACGAGCTTCTTTTCCAGAGTTTCTAGCAAGGTCACGGTGAGTGATTACTAAAGATTCTTGAAGTTCGATTAGGTCGAATGAAAGCTCAGTGAATGGGTCGTACATGTCTAAAGATAAAGACTCTGCACCTTGGTAGTAAGATCCGTTAGTATCAAGATCATCAACATAGTTGAATGGGAAAGTTTTCTTTTCCCCTGAATAGATACCTTCGTTTTTCTTAAGTCTGTTTAAATAAGCGTGGTTCTTGAAAATAGCGTCTTTCACTCCGCCTTCAGCATCGATACCTTTTACGGTTAATGCTTGCACTTGTCCTACTGATAATGACATTTGATACTCCTGTTATTAAATTGAATCCCTAAGCATACTTTCATAGTCTCCGGCCTTAAAGACCATGTCTTGTTTTTCGCCCCTAGAACTAGATGAAACGCCTGATCGTTTAAGTGCGCTTGCGTTTGCTTTGGATTTAGTTGCCAAAAGCTTCTGATAACTCTGATTGGCCTTAGCTATTTCTTTTCCATAAGCAGCGTAAAATGCATCCTCAACGCTCATTTTTCCTGTTGCATCTGCTGACCATACTCCCTTGACCTTTTCCCAATCCGCTTTCACTCCTAGCTTTGATAAACTTGCTGCGACTGTTGCCTGGACTTGTCCAAGCTCACTCTCCCAACCGTTTTTAATCGACGCTAGTTCTTCGGTCTGCTTGCTCTTCCCGAAGTTGTTAAATTGCTCGCGCAGTTCTTTAATCTGCCCTTCGTATTTAGCAATTACTGGTTGCTGCATCTTGAATTGTTGTAGTTCTTGGTTGTAAGCACTTTGAATAAAGGCAAAGAGTTCAGGATCTTGAGTCTGCCATTTAGTAAGCATGCTCGTAATGATGTTATTGTCATTAACTACATCGCTGATCTCTTGTTCTTTCTGGGCAAGTGCCTGCTCTGTTTCCTTGAATTTGACCTCTTTTTGAGCAAACTCTTCGGTTTTTAGCCTCACTTCTTCCGCGTGGACCATAGTTTTCTTGGTGTAATCGAATCCTTTTTGAATGATCTCTTTCAACTGGTCAGGAGAATCAATCTTAATAGGCAATCCATTGTGAATGGCACCCATTTGGTTGATTTGTTCAATCGCCTGTGCAACGGCTTCGTTACTTACGGCTTCTTGTCCTACCTTGTTTAGGATATCTCTGGGGTCTGCTTCCTCAGTGTTTTCTGATGGGTTCGTTTCCGCTTGTCCATCCACATCGGAGACCTCAGTTGAAACATCATCGGTTCCGCTGTCTTCAGCGGTTAACTCGTTAGCTGCTTCCATTAGGTCGAATACTTTTTCTTCTGACATTCTTATAGTCCCTGGTTATTTAGGTTGGCCGGAATGGCTCCTTTATTTGCCTGTGGAACGCTCATTAAATCATTTGGAACAATGAGAGAGTTGATAGAGGCTTCTTTTGCCTGCTTTTCAAAGACCTTTCTTTCGTCGCCACTTAAAAGATCGACCGAGGCACTTCTGCCTAAGTCCATAGCGCCTTTAAGCTTAATGTTTTGTTCTTGTAGCTGTGCAAGTTGGTCTTCGTAGTTCGCTTGCATAGCTTGAGCTTGTTCTTGTATCTGTTGCATTTGAGCTGCTTGTTGATCTCTTTGAGCAAGAGACTCAATGATCATGTCCTTTTTAGGTATCTCGGCAACTTTTAGGAATTCTTGGATTGTTATATGTCCGCCGTTAAGTAACATCATATAGACTGCATTAACCGCGTCCTTATCTACTCCAGCCATTGAACCTGGAGAGATTTCGACAATATAATCTAGGTCTTCGACTTCGAGTGGGTTGTAGACAACCTCTTCGATCTTGGTTGAATCGCTTCTAAATCTTAAAACCTTTTCTTCTGTCCAGTTATTAACAATTAGGCTCGCCGTTAATGAGGCAAGGCGCTTCATTGAGTAATATTCTAAGACTCTGTTCTTTAACCTGATTCGTCCGACTGCTTGAGTTTGGATCTTTTGGACAGTAATGCCCGAAACATTCCCTTGTGGCATACTGCCATTCATGGTTGCTTCGTTTTGCCCCGAGATCATTTCCATTGTCTGTTGATCAAGGGTTTTTCTGCGCTCTAATTGAGGCGAAACTTGCCCGGGTTCAAGACGTCTTAACTCTGTACCGCGTTTCTTTAGAACAACGATTCCAGGGGCATTTGTGAGCTTCTCAGCATCAACTTCCGCCTCTGTGTCTCCGATCCATCCTGGATTGCTTGTTAGCCTTAGGCCCTCAAGCTCTCTAAAGTCCATATCGTTTAATGTTCTTTGAGCGTCGATGATGTTTTTAATCTCACCGAACCCATAGATTGTTTCGTCTTTGTAGCAATAGAATGGAACGATCGGAAGCATCCCATTTTCTTCAGGATTGGCACCGTCATATAAAATAACGCCTTCGATCCACTTAATAACTCTCCAACCATCTTCAAACTTAGGTTCTTGACCAGCCGGATTGATTTTCTCCATTTCCTCGTGTTCTTCGAGGTGGTTTTCAATTATCTTAACGATCAATAGACCTTTGTTGAGTTGCTCCGCTGCTTGAGGGTTTCCTTGTAGGATCTCGTCAACCTTTGCGCTCGCCTCTTCATAAGAAGCTTCTGGAGGTAATCCAACGACAGCAAGTAACTCAGCTTTTTGAGCATAGTGAGCTGCTTTATGTTCCTTGTGGTTCTCCCACTTAGTGATATCAGGAGACTCAGCGTTCTTAAATTGCTCTGTCTCTTCTGTTATTTCTTCCTGAGTTTCCTCTGGTTCAATGTTCTTTAACGAATAATCCTTAATCCAGGTCTCATTGTAGTTAAGAATGTCCTTTGCTTTGTATGCTTTAGGTTTCCCCATAGCAGCGTCACGTCCAGAGATATCTCTTCTTTCAAAGTTATCGTCTCCAGAGTCGTCAACCATAGACTTGCCGCCCTTGGTTGCCTTGATCTCCTTAGCAAATTCCGGCCATGAGCGAGCTAGTGCCTCTCTTCGCATAGGAATTTCTAGGTGCATCTTTTCAGCATGATCAAGAGAGCCGACGTTTCCGTCTAGCCAAACATATTTCCAAGGGAGTTGTTTATACTCAACCTTGCCGTCGCCGTTGTCAGCATCGGGATTATAAAAAGCATATATATAACCAGGAGCACTCATAAGGGCCGATCTCATTAGAGATGGCAGTAATAGTTGAAGATTTTGGTCTTGATAAACCCATCTAATAGATTTCTCGAGCATGTCAGCTTGAGGTTGTTTTGAGCTTTGAGAAGCAGTGAGGAGCGTTCCTGGCATAGCGTCCGTAAGAATAGGGACTTCGCTTTCTATGATCTTGAAGATGTGGTTTTTGACGGTCTTGACGTTTTCGCCCGTCTTGTGTTGCTTGCCATAATAGGCATCATCATATTGCTCCCATTCTTTTTCAAACGGCTTGCGGTATGACTGCAGCTCCTTTTTGGCTTCCTTTGCAATCTTTAATGATTCCTCAGTCGAAACCATACTCATATCATCGTCAGGCTTTTTTGTGTCTTCATTTTGCATATCTTTAAAGGTAAGATTGAGGGGTACAATGCACAACACATATTCGGGAAATCGTAATGAGTGAACTAGAAGGATTATTTGAGTTTGAATTACCAGATGGCGCTAAGGTTGAGATGAGTATTCATCGAGCGAGATCACTTGGATGCAAAAACATTACTAAGAGATGCGACGAGATTGTTGAGTACTATAAATCTAAGGCGAAAAAAAAACACAAGAAAGATGGTTTCGTTCCTGGTTGGCAAGAAAATATTCGTATGTATATTTCATGTCCGTTCCAGTACCGGAGGGCGCTGAAGGAATTAGGCCTAGTCGAGATAGGAAACGATTCTACGCCCCAAGACTCGACGAAGACATCGAACCCTTTTAGCAACGATGCAATGATCAAGGCGGCGGTTGACTCTGGTATTTACTTATCAGGGCGAGAGATCGATGCTCTTAAGTCAGGTGATTACTTTAAGGGCCTACCAGTCGTAGATGAACCCGAGAACAATTGATCCTGCTAGCGCTAGTGTTAAGACCACAACTAGAACCAGCTCCCACCACTCATGCTTTTCAAAGACTTCTTGCTTTTCAATAGGAAGTCCTCTTGTTGTTGGAACATTGTTAGTTGTGACATGATCAAGCACAATTTTATTATTACTGTCTAGTACTTCAGCTTTTCCCCTGATAATCCAAGCTCCCAGGTTCTCATCGAAGCGGGCAAGGTGTCCGGTCGCGGTTATGCCAATCAATTGCTCACCTTTTACTGCTATTTGTACAATTCTATCGTGCATTTTCGTCTCCATGCCAGTCATCTCTCTTGCCGTTAAACTCGCTCATTGGGTCGCCTGCCGGGCTGAATATCTTTGCCTTGATTGGTTTTGTATCGTGGACTACAGTTTCAATCTCTGTTTCAGTTGCTCTCTTATAAATATGGTCATATTGGTGCTTGCGAAGCTCCCCGCTTAGTTCGGTAATGAGTCTTAGGTTGTAAATCCCCATCCAAAACAACAAAACAATGGCGGCCCAAAGTAATATCTCCACTAGTAATCCTCCAAACTAAACACGCTCTTCTTCTTTTTATCTAATTTTGCTATTTCTTCGCGTGATTTGTCCATGGTTTCAAAGATTAACTTCTTTGGTTTGTCTGGGTTGTAGACGGTTGCGGACTCGTAAATCTGATTGAATCCTTGTAGAGCGAGACAGGTTGCCACAACTCTATCTTTTCCATTGAGCTCGACACTGCCGTCTGATTCTCGAGTGCATCTAAGCATTTCCTTAAGCGTGCCATCGTCTAAGATAGTTACTTCCTTGTCACGATAGGTGGCTATTAGGGCGTTCAACATCACCTGTTTGGTCTTTACGTTAGTCTGCCATCCAATCTTGCTAGTGATCTTATGCTCGTCTAGTTCGTCGTTGATTTCTCTGTTATAAACACGAGTATAACCCATGTCTTTAATGGCGTTTAACGTGGTGTGTCCCATGGCATTAATTTCCGGCACAATAATGGCGTTGTTGTATGTTCTCGCTAGTTCAACCAGGCATCGTCCAAAATGATCAGGATCAAGCTGCCCGTGAAAATGAGCAACCTCTTTCATGTTTGAATCAAGAATCTTTGCATGAGACGCATCCCCTATGTCTAGCCCCAGCGAAACGTCCGCGCCTATTGAGTACTTCATGCCGTTTTCAGGTACAAAATAGACTGTTAATAGCCTTGGATACATTGCCAGGAATGTCTGTTTGATCTTAACTTGATGTTTCTTAGGAGGATGATTTCTCAAGTCCTCTATGTCGTTCTTAAGCGATTCCATGTCAAACACTGGGCGTCCGGTTGAAAGGAATGCTTCGGATGGATATGAGGGGAAATCCTGCTTAAACCGCTCAACGGGCTCAAGTGGAGAGTCAGACGTCTTAGAGTATTCTGATATTTTAAGCCGTCTCCAGACTAGGTTGGCGTTGGTTATGTCAGGGCATCTTCTCGTTAAGTCTATTTCTTCTTTAGTAAGGATGAATCCGCGAGGGACGTCGATGGCATAGTCTGGGATAGATTGCCACGGAACAAAGAAAGGGCGGTATATTGAGCTCCCTTCTTCAGCGGCACACCATAGATTGTAAAACGCTTCACCGTCTCCACTCATTCCGTTGGCAGTTGATTCCTTTACAATAGAGGTGCCTCTTGCGAGGGGTATACTATTCTGTAAACCCTCGTCCGTCTCCATTGCGTGTGGAAAAAAGGCAAATTCAGACAAGTGCGCCCAATTTCTAGTTCCTGCTCGACCAGCATTCGCGTCTTGGGCAGTTTCGTACTTAAACCCCGACCCTAATCCAGGCTTTGCGTTTCTTAGTTCTCTGTTTGGATTATCAAAGAGAACCTCGTCGCTATTATCCTTAGCGATCATCGGTCTGATTTTATCTGGAATATGTGTGATGTAGTTTGAATAGATACTTTGAAGCTCGCTAGTACGGCCAAACTTGTCTGCCATAACAATACCGCGCTCGTTATGCCTGGTAATTGTTCTATGAACATTGATTCCGGCTTCTAGCGTCGAGAAGCCACATTGTCTTGGTTTTAGTATGATTGCCCTAATAATTCCAGTTGGAAACGAATCTGTCCTCCACTGGAGGTACTTCTTTTGGTAATCCCTTAAAATGAATGGTTGAATGCCATGTATCTTGGTCTTTATCTTTAAGACCCGCGGGCAGTAATAAGAAAAATCAAGAATAGACGACAAACTATCTCTTCTTTTTAGCTAGTTCTGCTTGCGCAGCTTCAATGAAGTTACAAAGGGCGAGTGCGCGGTCTAGTGCAAGACAAGCGTCTTCGACTGCTAGACTAATTTCTCTAAACCCACCTGGAATTTCTTGTAGTTTAACTTTCAAGTTAGTGATCACAACCGATGCTGGAATCTGGATGTTAACAGTTGGAGCTTCTTTAACTTCTTCTGCTTCAACTGTCTCAACAACTGGACACTCAGCAACTTCTTCTTTCACTTCTTTTTTAACTGCTTTTTTCTTTGTCATATATAGCTCCTTAAAATGTATATTCTTCTGGTTTCTCTGCGGCAAGTATGTCGTCTGAATTAATTTCGAACCAAGCATGAAACTCTTTTGGTGTTAAATCAAGTCTATGCAAACGAATGCGCTCTTTAGGATACATGTCTTCACTTGGAAAGTGTCCGCGAGCCTCTTTCATTAGTAAGTCGTAAGTCATTTGGTGACTAGGTGGAACCTTGATTTCAACAAAGACCACAAATCTGTCTGTGTCGTTGTCCTTGTAGTACTTGCATATTTGATCTTTTGTCAGATGATGAACTCTCGGAGCGTTGTCAACTTTAACAAAGCAAGTCTCTTCGCACTTCTTAATGTCGATACCGTTCAGTAGCTCCATGTGAGCGTCGTTCAATTGCCCTTTTAAGCGGTCTCTCTTAAGTATCATGAGCATTAACTCAAACTCGTTAGCAGATTGCTTTTCGCCCATGTAAAGCTCAATCAACTTTGCTTTTAAAGCAGTAAGCTTTCGTGTCTGCATCTGCCCGCGTTCAAATTCTTTCTTCAATAAAGGAAGGTCGTTGATATTGTCCTTAACTTCCTTTGCGTCCGCCTTAGCCATTAGTTGTCTCCGAGTGTTTTGATATAATCTTCGTATGAAACTTCTACGTTTTTGTTGGTGTTGTCGCTCTCTATCTTATTTCTATCAAATTGCTCAAGATAGTTTTTACCTAAATGAATAAGCATTGTTGTGTTACCCTTCATTGCTTCTGAAAATTGTTTGCGTCTAACAGAGATTTTTCCCATATCCTTATGTCTCTGTGTATAAGCCGAAAAAGTGCATCCAAACTTCTCCCTAATTCTTTCTTCTAGGGTGTCAACCGACATGTTAAACCAAGACGCTATTTCGCCAATAGTTGCCTGGTAATTACAAAGCTTTTCAAACTGTTCAAAGTCAATCTCAATTCTAGGTCTGCCCATAATCTTTGTTTTAGGTTTACTCATGAGTTGCAAATCCTACGTTAATTAGTTTGTCGTTATTGGCGAATAGGCTGATAAGCTTGTTGATAATCTGAACATCGTCTGTGTTTACACTAAGAGTGATGTCAAAACTCCCATCGGCAGTACTCTTGATTGACTTAATAACCGCCTCGCATGCTCCAATTGGTTCACTCATTTGTTACCCCAAACATTATCCACATCGTTGTTATGACCTTGATTTCGTTGCCGTTAAACATTGGATGATTTTTCGTGTACTTGACTCTCCAAAGATGGGCGAAGTACTCAGCTAGTGCCTTATACTCCTCAGGATAGTGAGTTCTAATCCCGTTTTCTCTGTCTGAATAGGAAGAAATTGCCATCAT